AAGTTGTATCTGAAGATATTATTTTATCCGATATTTTTAAGAAATATATAATTGCCGGCAAAACAGAAGAAAATGATTTAATTATATTTGATAATTATAGTACTACAACAATTACGTTTAGAGTTTTATTGTTTCTGGTATCAAGTATAGAAGGGTATATTGGCAAGACATCTAATATAGAAAATTATCTGGATATAACAGGAAAGATAAAGAATTACTCAGGAACAACATCTAATATAAAAGGACATTAAAAAATGGAACAACTCGGTGGTGGAGATACAAAACAGTTTACACTTACAATGAGTATAACGCCTGATGATAATCCTACTCTTTCTATTTTCAATTCGGGGAATTCAGGTATTTCTTCATTAACAAGTGCGGCTTCAGGGGATAACCATTATTACACTTTATATACGCTTCCGTCAAGTCCCGGAATATATTTTTCTGAGTGGAATATTTCCGTGTCTTCAAGAGCGTATGTTGATCGGACTTTGTTTGAAATAATTTTAATAGATGCTGATCAAGCAGGACTTTATAGCAACCCGAATGATTTAAGAGCGATCTATCCAAAGATAGATACAACTGGATTAACCAATAGACAACTGAACCAGTTTATAACAGATGTCGATGCAGTAATTAATATGAGACTATCGGGTACGTATTCTGTTCCTTTTGCAACAGGAGTAAACAGTCTTCCAGCTTCAATAAATTATTTATCGAAGAATTTAGCTCTTCTTGAAATATTATCAAGACCAAGTGTAAAAGCTGGTGGAGATACTCCTGGATGGTTAGCAGATAGAAGAGATTATTTCGAAACGCTTCTTGATAAATTGGAAACAGGAAGTTATTCGTTAGTCGTTAGTTCTGGAGGAACTATTGGAGGAAAAACAAGTACTACTCTTTGGGGAGCAAATGAAGATTACCATCCAATATTTAATTTGTTGGATTCCGAAGAGCAAAGAATAGATACAGATAAAATTGAAGCATTAGAAGACGAATTGGATGATGACTTATGATTTCTGTCAAAGTAAAAGACCGCAATCAAGTAGCTGCTAAACTAAAGGTAATGTCGGTTAAATTAAAGAATCCAAGAGCTCTTTACGCGAGATTCGGAGTTCAAGGGATAAAATGGATTGATGAGAATTTTAGAAAACAAGGAGGATTACTTAAAGAAGGAAAATGGAAACCATTATCTCCTTCAACAATACGAAGTAGAACAAAGAGAAAAAAGAAGAGAACAACGAGTACACAAATTTTAATAGACAGTGGAGAATTAAGAAAGAGTTTCGAAACGAGTTTTACTTCCAGAGGAGTATTAATAGGAACGGGGAAGAAGTATGGAATTTATCATGATTCAGATGTATCAAGAAGAAAGCTTCCTCAGAGAAGAATGGTTCCGAGACAAAAGGATACTTCGATGGTAATTAGATTAACTAAAACATTAAGGAATTATCTTAGAGAGATTGGTAGGGGGATCATATAGATTAACTACTTCAGGCCTTGTCATTTAAGCTCAGACTCGTGTTTGAACTTTGTTTATAACTTTCTATAACCTTAAATAAGAAGGACAAGAAATGGCAACAGATTATGAAATTTTAATTACGCTTGAGGATATATTCAATGCAGATTCTCGAACTAAAAAGTATACAATTCAAGGAGCAGAGGACCCAGATAATGTTCCTACTCCCGAGATTTGCCCAATGGTAAATTTATTGCCTATTGCTAAACCAAGGGAATTAGCAAGAATGTCGACAACTCCATATACAGCGAATTTGATGTTTGAAGTTATACTTTGGGAAATGTCAGCAGGGGATTTTAAAAACGCCTTCAAATTAATGTCGAAGATGGAAGAGAATGTTTTTCAAGTTTTACTGAAAAATAAAAATGTTAGTAATACAGTATTGACAAGTGTTATTGGCGAAACACTTTATGAAAATATGTATTACGAAAGTTGCTTTTACATAAAAGCTGTTATTCCTTTCGTAATAGAAAAAGATCAATAAGAACAACAAGATTAATAAAATAGGGAGGTAAAAGAATTAAAATTTGTAGAAGATGCAAATGCGGTTGTGGAGGAATAACCAATCCGGGGAAGAAATTTATTAATGGACATAATAGAAGAGATAGTCTGCATTCTTTAGAATCAAGAAAGAAAATGTGTTTGGTTCAAAAAGGAAGAATTTTATCCGAAGAAATGAAAAATAAGATAAGTTCTACTTTAAAAGGTAAATATTGCGGGGAAGATAGTCCTCATTGGAATAAGAAACATACTAAAGAGACGAGAAAAAAAATATCTGAAAAGCTATCAGGAAAGAACCATCCACAATTTGGGTGTACTGGAGAAAAGAGTCATAATTATGGGATAAAGCGTTCTGAAGAAACAAAAGAGAAAATATCTATTGCACAATTAAAATTATGGCAAGATTCAGAGTATCAAAGAAAGATGCAGGAAGCATTTGATTTAAAACCAAACAAGCCAGAAACAGAATTATCAATTTTACTTAATAAATTGTTTCCAAAAGATTATAAATATGTTGGAGATTTTCAATTCTTTCTTGGAGGTAGAAACCCTGACTTCATGAATATAAACGGTCAAAAAAAGTTAATAGAAATGTACGGTGACTATTGGCATAGAGGCCAGAATCCACAGGATAGGATAGATCACTTCAAACAATATGGATTTAATACATTAGTAATATGGGAACACGAATTAAAAGAAAGTAGGTTGGGATTGAGAAGTAAATTAAAAGAATTTCATAATAATTAAAAAATAAAAACAATAACAATTAAAATAAGGAGGTTACCATGGCATACGGAACAGATGGCTTCTTAGGAATTACAAAACAAGGATCGTGGGGGACTGCGACTACAAGCTGGCATTTCGTTCCTTTCGTTAGTGAGGGACTGAATACGAATATAGAAACAATAATGCCAGCATCGATTTTGGATAGGTACGATGAGCCGAATCCATTGGAAGGATTGCAAACAGTTGAGGGAGATATAGTAATGGAATTAAATCCTCTTGATTGTGCCCCCTTCTTGCATGCGGCTTGTGGAAGTTCAACTACAACTATAACATTGAGCGGAGCAGTTTATACCCACGAATTCAAATTAACACAGGATAGATTTGATACTAATGCTGCCTTGACTCCTTATGGATTCCAGATTTACAGAGGAGTAGAACAGGCATTCCAGCTTACAGATGGACAGGCGAATACACTGGAAATTGCTATTACTGCTGGATCTATTGTTCAAATGACTACTGGATTAATTTGTAGAACGACAAGCTTAATGACGAAAGGAACTGCGAGTTATTTTAATTCAGATGCCTTTACATGGGATCAAGCCAGTTTCTCTTTAAGTGGTGCGGCAGTAACAGATTTTGAAGAAATAAAAATTTCTTTAAATAATGCATTAGAAGGAATTGTTCTTCTTGATGGAACAAAACGAAGAGGAAAAATACAAAGAAATGGATACAGAGAAATAAGAGTTTCTGGAACTATTGATTTGCCTGACCTTAACGAGTATGATATTTTTATGGCACAAACAGAAAGAGAGATGATTGCTACATTGAAAAAGACATCGGCAATTTCCTCGGGATATTATGAACAACTTGAAATAATCGTTCCAAGTTTTAGATATGAAGGCTTTCCAGTAAATATCGGTGGTCCAGGAAGAGTAACTGTTGGCTTTACAGGAAGAGGCGTATATAACTCAGGGTCAGCAACAACTATGAAAATGACTCTTGTAAACACAAATGCAAACGTACTATAATAAATAAATGTAGATAAACAAAGGAGGAGAAAATTATGAAAGCTTCAGATTACAGAAAAAAAGTTAGAAAAAGTATTACGTGTCCAAGCGGAATAGAATTAGAAATTAGAAAGGTTAAGGCAATTGATTACCTGCGGATGGGGATTCTTCCTGATACATTAGCAGAAATGGGAGAGAAACCAGAAAAGGTCAATCCTGATACATTAGATAAAATTCAGAAAATGTTTTTAACGACAATCGTTATCGCAACAAGCGACTTTAATATTGTTGATAAACCTTTTAACGAATTGGGAGAAGGGGAAATATCTTATCTCGAAATAGAAGATGATGATACGAACTTTATTATTAACGAAATAAGTACTTTTTCCTTTGGAGAAAAAGAAAATGGAGGTGGCGAAGAAGGCATCCGTCCCTTTTCAGAAGAGTCCGTATCCAAGCCTGATTGATGCAATTGCACAAAGGTATGGAGTGCTTCCGTCAGAATTACTTGATATGGGAGTTGACGAATTAAATTGGAATATAAAAATTTATGGCATAGCTGTAAAAAAGGAGAATACAAAGAAGAGACAACAGGAGTTAGCGAATAAGCAATCGAGGAGCTTATAGCAAAGACGAGGAGCTTTGTAAAATAAAAGGTCTGTAAGTTATGGCACAAAACAAGGTTGAAGTCTTATTAACTGCGCGAGATCAGGCATCTGGGAAGATAAATAAGAATACTCAGGCGATGCAGGGAATGACTGGAGCATCTAAAACTCTTGGGTCTTCTCTTACTGCATTAAAAGGAATTGCCGTAACTGCCTTTGCTGGTTGGGGTGTTAGTCAAGTTGGTAAAAATATTATTAAGATTGGTGCCGACTTTAAATACACGATGGCTATTGTTCGTGGTGTTTCTCAAGCAACCGGAAAACAATATGCTGCCTTAGAAGCCAAGGCTCGAGAAATGGGGGCAACAACTGAATGGTCTGCTACGCAAGCAGCAGAAGGTCTTCAGTTTTTGTCAATGGCTGGTTTTAAAGCCGAAAAGGCTATTGCGGCTCTTCCTGTAGTTTTAGATTTAGCAACTGCAGGAAATATTGATTTAGCGAGATCAGCAGATTTAGCCTCTAATGCCTTAACAGCAATGCGATTGCCCGTTGAAGACCTTGATAAAGTGGCTGATGTTTTTATACAAACCATTACTTCCAGTAATACAAATATGGAAATGATGGCGGAATCGTTTAAGTACGCCGCACCTGTTGCCGCCGGATTTGGTATAAAAATTGAACGTCTTGCGGCATTAATTGGTTTACTTGGTAATGCTGGTGTTCAGGGATCAATGGCCGGTACTCAGTTATCAATGGCAATGTTAAAATCACAAAAAGTCTTTGATAAATATGGTGCTTCTGCAAAAAATGCTGACGGAAGCACTAAAGATTTTGTAGATGCATTGGAATTATTAGAAAAAGTTGGTGGAGATGCTAATGAAGTATTAGATGCATTTACGTTTAGGGCTGGTCGTGCCGCTCTTGCTCTTTTAGGACAAGGAACTCCAGCTATAAAAGCGTATATAAAAGAAATAGAAAATGCTGAAGGGGCAAACAAAAGACTTGCAGATATAATAAGGGATACAACCAAAATAGACTGGAAGATTTTAACTTCCGGAATGAATGCTGTTGCCCAAGAAATTTTTGATATATATGAGACTCAAATCCGGAAGACATTACAGGGATTCACTTCTTGGATTAGAGAACATAAGAAAGAAGTACTTGGTTTATCATCAGCTCTTGGAGACCTTGGATATAAATTAGCAAACATAGTAATTCCGGCTTTAGATAAAATATGGACTATTATTTCTTATGATCCAGCAATAATGGAGTTTGGCTTAATTGGTTTGGCTGTAGCTGGAAGAAAAGGAGCCATGATTGGTGCCGCTATTGGGCATACGATAGGCTGGTTAGAACTTTTAAGTAGTGCACTTGGTCTTGCATCAGTAGGGGCAATAAAGTTTTCCGATATAATGACTTCTAATTTTAAAGAATTAGAAAAATTGGTAAATGATTTTGATGTTCCAACTACAATGTTAGAAGGCTTTAACGCACAAGTAAAAGAATTAGAAAAACAAATAGCATACCTTAAGACGGCAACAGAAGGAAAAGCATTTACATTCTCAGAAGATAAAGAGGAGCTCGCTCTTCTTGAGAATAAATTAAAAGATGTACAGGCACGAATAGAAACATTAAAATTAGCTTCTAAATTAGATATTGATTTATCTAAACCGATAGATCAAGCTAAACGACTTGCTTCAGCCTTAAAAGACCCAGCCGCTTTTTTTGAAAAAGATAAACCAAAAAAGAAAGATGATGGCGTAGCAAAGGCGGCAGCAAAGGCGGC